TTAAAGATAAAAGAAGTAGAAAGTACTATCAATGATTTAAACATAGTCTTAAACACGTTTAAAACGCTTGAGAAAGAATGGAGGGTTGCACGAAGTAGATGTTCAGATTTAGAATTGCATTGGCTAATAGCTAAAAAAGAAACAACCGAACAGATTAAAATTAACGAAGAACTAATAAAACTGATATGAAAAAAGAACTTGAAAGGTTAGGGTTTGAACGAGTAGATACTCCTGATATAATTTTATATAGAAAATATAATATTACGATTGAGAAAGTATTTTGCGGTTATTTAATTAATAAACCTTATAAAATATTCAAAACAATTGATGAGTTAAAAAATATCATTAAATTTGGCAAGTAATGGAAAAGATAAACATCAAAGCATTAAGCGTAAATTCGTGCTATCAAGGTAAGAGATTCAAAAACCAAGTACATAAAGAATATGTATCAGAAGTTATGAGGCAACTGCCTATATTTTTTATTGGTCGACCTCCGTACAAGCTTATTTTAGAGTTTGGATTGTCTAGTAAGCTTCAGGACTTAGATAATTGTATTAAAGTTTTTCAGGATTGCTTAACAGTGAAATATGATTTTAATGATAGGGACATTTACCAACTTGAAGCGGTTAAATTAAATATTAAAAAAGGTGAAGAGTATATTAAATTTGATATAATAGAAACAAGATGAGCGATATAACAATGTGCATCGGCACTAACTGCCCTAAAAAAGACGAGTGCTACAGATTTACAGCATACGCAAGCGAACACCGCCAAAGCTGGTTTAATGAGTCTCCATTTAAGATAGTGGATGATAAGTTCACGTGTGAAATGTTTTGGGGTGATAGGAATGAGGGAATTATAAACCAATTAAAAGATATAATGAAATGAACGAGCTAGATGTATTAGTTGAGAGATTAAAGAAAATAGGTATTGAAATTCAGTTGACTGGCAACATACCTTGGATTTACTTAAGAAGTGTAAACGGTAATGTAATTAAACGAGAGGATTGGAAAAACGCAAATTACGGACATTGTATTGCATGGTACCCTTCGATGAATAATGATACTTATCATATTAATTGTCATGATATTAAGACTACCTTTGAGTTGATAAGAAAATATAAATAAGATGAGTACAAAATTCGGAGTAAAGATACCTAGTACAGGTGAAGTTATACCAATAGCAAAGAGATGGAACGGGCAAATAGAATTTACTAATCCAATAGCGGAATTATTAAAAGATAAAACTAAAGTGATAGCAATGAATAACAGCCCTCAAGGGGTTTACACAATTAAAGATTTAAAAGATGGGCAAGGTAACAATTGAGTTTGATTCAGTAGAAGAGCAAGACGATATAAACATGGCATTGAATGGCTATAAGTACAGCATAATACTACACCAATTAGATAATGACTTAAGAAGCATAACTAAGCATGGAGTGTATAAGAATATAGAAGCCACTGAGCAAGAAATAGAATTAGCACAAGACTTAAGAGATAGCATACAATCGTATTTATCAGATTATAATGTAACTATTTAAAAAACTTAATTACCTTTATAAAATGATAGAAAACATTGAGCGAATAATGCAGTTGTTTAATTCTGGAATAGGGAAAACAAACGTAGCGAGGCAAATATGCGAAGAGCAAGGAATTGAATTTAATGACAACAATAGACGAAGCGTAGGTAAGCTAATAAATAAAAGAATTGATAAAGGTATATTTGACGAGTGTGAAACCGTAGGAATTGACTTTGATAAAGTAAAGCACTATTGGTATAAAGGTGAACATTATTCTATCAATGTAAAGGGTGCAGAAAGTAATACATTCAACTATGAAGAGTTTAAACAAGATTTTATAGATACAGTTGAAAGAATTAAACCTAACCACATTAAGATTGAACGCAATGATCTCCTAGAGGACTTGCACTGTTTACTTATAGATCCAGCCGACATTCACGTAAATAAGCTTTGCTCTGCATTCGAGACAGGTGAGGAATACAACTCACAGATGGCAGTGCAACGCGTTAAGGATGGTGTAGCGTCTATTTTAACCAAGTCTAAGGGATTTAATATAGATAAGATAATACTTATTGTAGGCAACGACGTTTTAAACACCGATAATGCTAAGAGCCAAACGACAAAGGGCACACAACAGGATACGCACTTAAAATGGTTCGATGCTTTCATAATGGCTAAACAATTATACATAGATATAATTGAAACCTTAGTACAGATTGCAGACCTAGAAGTAATTTATAACGTCTCTAATCATGACGAGATGAGCGGGTTTTTTCTAATGGATTCACTTTATTCCTGGTATAATACGCATCGGAATATAGAATTTAACAGAAGCCCTTCACATAGAAAATACACAACCTACGGTAAAAACCTTATAGGAACAACGCACGGAGACGGAGCGAAACAAAACGATTTACCTTTATTAATGTGCCATGAAGCTTCAAATTATTGGCACGATTGTAAACATAGATATTGGTTTACTCACCATGTTCACCACAAGACGTCGAGAGATATTATGAGCGTACAAATAGAGTCATTACGTTCACCAAGTCCTGCAGATAGTTGGCATCATAAATCAGGTTATCAACATTCACCACTTGCAATTGAGGGGTTTATATTTCATAAGGAGTTTGGTCAAGTCGCACGTCTCACCACTTTATTTTAAGAATAATGGATATATTTGAAACTAAAATACTACCTTTACATTTTAATTATCATTGTAGAACGAAAAAAAACGTATCTTTGTCAATGATATTCACTTATTATTTAAACTAATGTACACTATAATAATATCACTATTCATTGCTATACTACTACTAAGGGAATGGTCATTATCTAGCAGAGCGAAATCTTTGCTAGGTATAGACCCTTTCAAATTTGTTAAGGTATTAGATTGTTTTCCATGCTTTACTTTTTGGACTTCAGTAATAATTGTAATTTGCACACAAGAAAATATAATTTATTCACTAGCTACTTTTGTAGTGGCTTCAATACTAGACAAGTTATGGAACTAAATATCCAAGGGCGTATATCTTTAGATATATTAAGAAATAAAATAACCGCTAATAATAACAAGTGGGACTTTGATGAGAAAATACATATCCAAACAATATACCAAGCAATCACAAAAAAGACGTTATCTTTAAATTGTTCAGGTTGTTGGATTAATGCGGTTAACATAATTAATAACTTTATTAGATTTCATGAAACTGCACCCTTAACGATAGTTTTAGATACTGAAGTAATAAGCGGTCAGTTTGAAATAATGAGTTTTAAAGAAATGAAAGCATTCCTGAAAGAGAAAGGTATTAAAATACCACGTAACGCTACAAGTACAATGCTAAATAAATTAATCAATGGCTAAGTCTACGCCTTTTGTTATGCAATTAGAAGAATATTCTTGGGCGTACATAGATGAATGTATACAACATTCTAAAGAAGTTGTTTCTGGAAGTGGTAAAGTTGTTGAGGTTAGAGATAGATATATTCCAACAGTTGATTATTTTTTAAGGGTTTGGATTCCTAGAAATTACTCTAAAAAGGACACTATAAAAAGGTCAACATATTATAGATGGTTAAAATGGGATAATACGTTTAAGCAAAAAGTAATAAAAAGTATAGACGATGATTTCAAAGCCTTAGCAACCGATATAGTAGCTAATGAAGGCAAAGGTATTTTCTACGCTAAGAACCGTTTAGGAATGCACGACAAGCAACATATTGAAACTAAAACCGTAGAAGGATTCGACTTTGATAATTAAAGGATATAGGCCGCACGATAAGCAAAAGGAAATACATCACAGTATAAACCATGAGCCGTATAAGTATTATATTTTAAATATCGGTAGGCAGTTTGGTAAGACAATGCTAGGTATTAATCAATTGCTTTATTGGTCTATGAATGATAAAGGTTGTAGTATTGCATGGGTTACTCCCATCTATAAGCAATCCAAAAAAGTATTTGATGAGATGGAAAAGGCTTGCCAGCGTAGTGGGTTCTTTCAATTCAATAGATCAGATTTAACTATCAAAGGTTTCGGTTCTACTATTCAATTCTTTTCTGGTGAACGTCCTGATAATATAAGGGGTAATACATTTGACTATCTTATAATGGATGAGATAGCATTTAGTAGAGAGCAGTTATGGAGTGAAGTATTAAGTGCAACCGTATTAGTTAAGGGTAAAAAGATACTGTTTATTTCAACTCCAAAAGGTAAGAATCATTTTTATAAATTATCATTACAACACAACTACGACAATAGATATAAGTACTTTCATTTTTCTAGTTATGATAATCCAATGATTAGCGTTGATGACTTAGAAGAACGTAGACGTAATTTGCCAGACCATATATTTAGACAAGAATACTTAGCTGAATTTTTAGATAATGCTAGTGGATTATTTAAGAATATAAAAGATTGTGTTAATGAATTTCCTGTATCAACTCCATT